AGCAATCTTTCCTCTTCCACTTTTCTTGCCCCACTTTCCCTTAGAAATAACATAAAGACGGTCAGCGCCCTTTGTTGTAAAAATCTGTCCAAAAGATCCATCTGATAAAGCCTTTTTGATAGTGGCATAAGTTTTTACTCTACTCTTAGTAGCTTTTTCTTCGCCATCCTTTCCTTCTTTACCCTTGCGTTCGGTAAGAAGATCTAATACTTCATCAAGTCTCATCTAAGCCCTCTTCTTTGTCTAAGAGCACTTAGAAGTGCTGATTCTTTTTTCTTTTTCTTTGGTTTTGTGGGTCCTGCTAAGTTTACGCCTATACTGCCCGCTGAAGTGGTTCCCATAGTCATCATCTCATACAGGAGATTTCTTACATCCTTTAAAAGTGAAACCATTTCTTGTGCGGTTTCCTCTGTAATCATCTCTCCTTCTTGGAAGATCTCTTCTACTATTTCTTCTGGCTCCTCTTCAACCTCCTCTACAGGTTGGTAACTTTCGCCTAAAATCTCTTTTCTGAATGATTCGGGGACTTTGACCTTACTTATATCTTTTCCAGCAGGAGGTAGTGATTGTTCACTAACAGAAGCTTTTGGGTGACTAGCTTTACCACTAGCAACATCAGCTACCTCCCCTAGAATAAGACTTTCAGCAAAATCTCCGATACTCTTCATACTACTCTTCGTCCTCTCCGAGTAGAAGATCAGCAACAGTGTTGTGGATTACATCTTCTACATCTTCTTCGCCTTCGTTGATTTGGGTAAGACGATCAATAAGAGTTACGACTACGTTTAGGTGCTCAAGAAGAGCCTCTTCGTCAAGAGCTTCCTCAAGGGGTGAAACGCAAAGAGGGCAAACGTGAAGCTCGGCCTCATCACCTTCTTCAAGAGTTTCCTCGTCGTCTACTTCTTGAGTAGACTCCTCAATCATTTCGTCCTCTACGCGAGGGTTGATTCCAGCCTTGCCCCAGGCTGCTGCCTCCATAAGCATGTTACGGAGATCGTCACTAAGTCTCATGTGGTCCATTTTATTGGTTCCTATAAATAAAGTTAAGATTTATCAATCTCTAAAGTATGTAGATGATTTCCCAAGGAATGTATATTTTATTTTTATTTTTTACCTTGTAGGTCTTGTAGTGGGGGTTGATGTGATCTCACTAGAGTTAAAAGAGGTAGTTGGTGGTTCAATGGTCTGCCCAGTTCTCAGATACTTAATAGGCACATAGGTATCGGCAGGAGCGCCCTCCTTTCTTTGTACTATTCTTGTTTTCTTTTCAGAATTAGTTCCTGCGCCTTTAATTGGAGAATAAACCTTAACTCCTTCAAACAATCCATTTTTAATTATTGGATAAAGAGTAGACGAGTTTTCTAGCTTAACAAAGGAGTTGTACTCATCTAAGGTCATTCTAGAAAATAAATCAAACGAGTTTATTCCATAATCTAAGCCTTCGTCATCTAATAAGTAGTTATTTGAAATCTCTGATATGATCTCTTTTATAACTCTAAGACCTGTTTTTTTCCTGCTTCTTGGCTTTTCTTGAGAAGAAACCAAGCGTCCATCAGAAACAAACCCTTTTAAAAACTGTTTATTATTAGGATTAATTTCTGTTAGTCTTCCTAGCGATTGATAGTTTCCAAGAACATCAAACTCATTTCTACTGGGAAGTCTAGTAGTTTTAAATAGAGACGTACTATTTTGTGATAATAAAGGATCTAGAATAGGTGTAATATTTAATTCACGAACTATAACTCCATCAGCTTCGTAGCTAAAAATATTAGATCTCGCTGGACTTATAGTATACTCAAATCTATTAGTTGGATATAAAATAATATACCAAGGTATTTGTCTAACAAATAATGGAGTATCTTTACTAGATTTACTAGCATCAAATAGAACATCACTTTGTTGATACTGTAATGAGGAAGTGGCCTCAACATAATCAAATATTAAATCTTCGTCATCGAGAATGACAGTCTTTCCATTAATTTTATATTTAATATACTCGTTAAATTCTTCTAATGTTGTCGAATTATTTATATCTACAAGTTCGTATCTAGCTGTAGAGTTCTTAACCAGTTGAGAAACTAATGAGTTATTCCTGGAAGGAGCACTATTAATACTACTTAATACACAACTTAAAACATAAAAGTTTTGTCTTGGAGAACTTAGTGAGTAATTATACTCTATGTTATCTGAATCTAACGCACTTACAGTAATTCGGCTTTCTGGATTAGCTCCAAGTAGCTTAAATATTTTATATCTATCTTTTGGAGGTACAATATAGGCATGATCTTTTTGAGATTCAACAAAAAGCCTATAAGATGATCCACTAACTGTTACATCAAAGTAGTCTCCATCTCTGATCTGTAAAGTGCTTCTATCTATAAACTGATCTGTGTCCTTTATGTAATACTTTTTTGTTTCTCCTTCAACAATAATCGGAATATACTTTCCAACATCAGTGGCTAAAGTTTTCCAGTTCTTAACTACCTCTTTAGTTTTTCCTGGTGCTTTTGCTGGATCAAGAGGTATTCCTAGCTTTTTCATTAAAGCAAAGGCGGTAACTTCATTTACCGATTGTAAGGAGCTGGGTCTTAATATAGGATTGTATATAGATTGAGAGTATCTAGATAATTCTTTTAAATACCCTACATTAATTTCATCTAATCTATTTTCAATAATTCTTGGAACAATCATGTCTGAAATTTGCTTATCAGATAATGGAGTTCCGTCATGGTTTTTAATACTCTTACAGATTGATAAAAATGTGTTATTTAAATTTGGTATTATTAGTTCATTTCTTATATCAAAAATAGCCGTTTCGTCCCAGTTTGAAAATCTATTATTGTAATTTAACAAATAGGAAAGACTTTTTGATATTTGATCTTTAAAGATATTTAAATAAAGATTATTTGGTACAAGCCCTTTAGGTTTTCTATTTTTTCTTATAGAAATATCATTATCAGTAAGAGATAAAAGATCATTATTAGATAAATATTCTAAAAATAGAGGATTATTTAAATCAATCTCACCAGAGTCATTAAGTAAATTATTTTGAACTATACCCTCATCTAGAATTCTTGAAGGTTTAAAGTCTCCTTCTACTTGTGTGTTTACTGTTTGAGAAGGAAGCCCAAGACTTCCAGAGTTACCTCCTCCTGAGTTCCCTTCCGTACTAACAAAAACTCCAGCGTTTTGGTTAAAAGGAACTCTAATTCCTGTTACACCTCCTCCTCCAGGACCAGGGGGAGCAGGAATTTCTGTTAGTCCATTAGTAGCAATAAAAGGAGGCTGAGGAGGAACTACAACCCCAGTTAGACCTCCAGCAGTAGCAAACGGAGGTTGAGGAGGGTCTGAGTCTACTCCATCCGTAATTCCAAAATCATTGATTAAGTCCTGATCGGTAACAGAACCATCAACAAAAATAATACCATCTCCAGCCCCACCTCCAGGGTCAGACTCAGTAGTAACTCCAAAATCACTAATTAAATCTTGATCTGCTATGGGATCAGCAACAAAAATAATACCATCACCTGCTCCTCCTCCACCAGAGTCGGTAGTTACGCCAAAATCACTAATTAAATCTTGCTCTGTTACAGAACCATCAACAAAAATTATTCCTGTTCCAGGATCTCCAGGGTCTACAAATCCAGCGTCAATGCCTCGTGGCTCCTTAAGTTCACAAACTGTATAATAGAAAACAATCTGATCACAAGGATTATTCTCCTCACAACAATTACTACCAAGTTGATCAAAACTTCCCTCTAAAGTAGGATTAGATTGATAGATGTCTCCATTATTTTTTAGGTCTTTATAAGCATTTCGCTCAATACCAGCATTAAGATTATCTAAGTTATATTTGTCATTCTGTACTGGATCGTTAAGATCATACCTTTTACACTCTAATTCAATAGTAACCTTGAAAGAACTACAATCTAAAAGAGGAGTCGCGTTTGTATCGTTAACAGGGGTTGTCGGACCAGCGTACTTTGTTGTAATATTTTTTGAAACACATAAACACTTAATATTACCACCCCCTCCTGGACCTGGAGTAGTCGGACCTGGGGTTGGACCCCCTCCTCCTCCAGGAGGGGGATTGTCTGGTCGATCACCTGTGAGGGGTAGTTCATAACAAATAGTAATCGGAGGACACTCATTACTGCCACAACTACAAGGACTTCCGGTTATTCCATCAATTCTAACATTATTTCCGTCATTAGGAACAAATTGGGAAATAAGATCTTGAATTGTAGTAGGGGGATTACTTGGATCAGCCTCTTTACAATCTTGAAGAAAGGTTAAGCATACTAAGTAACCCCTAATTACATGCTGTCCTCCATCAAACCCGTATAGAAACTCAGTTCTGCTTTCAGCAACATAAGGAATAATTTGACATTGACATAACTGGGGATCTACATCATCATCATTTCCAGCGTCATCCCAACCAATAGTTCCAGGAACATCAACATCGTCTAATGGAGGATCATAGTCATCAAAATCAGACTCTCCGTATCCCGGTAAAAGCTTACCACAATCAAATGTTAATTTAGTTCCATTTTTCTTGTATGGCTCTAATGGATCTTGGAATACCATTTAACACATTATCTAATAACATTTAAGGGATTAGAAGGACTAGTAACAGAAACTCCACCATAATAAGCCGAGTCTTCTGGATAAATACCAGTCATAGTCCATTGAACGGTTGGATAGTAACAAGTTCCAAAAGAAACAATTCCTTTAGACCAATTAGATTTAAGTGACTGATCTAATTGAGAGTACATTAAAGGAGGTACACAAACAGCTATCTGAGCCATTCTATTGTTTGCCTTACCTTCCCTATGGGTTTGAATATCATCAAGATACTGATCATCTTGTACATTAAACCCGTTAGTAACTACTACGGTAAAGCGATTAAACTCTTTAGCGACATAAATATTTTGTGCTACGGCCAGATCACTAGTTCCATCTGGGGTTCCATCGTAAACTAGCATACTATTTACTAAATTAACATCAACACAATAATCAATCATATCTGAAGGTCTATCAAAGTATATTGTTTTTTTGAATATAATCGCTCTCTCTTCACTAGCAGATGTTAATATAATTTCTTGTGTTCCTCCTTGAGCTGTACTAAAGGTTGTTGGAGGTTCGGCTCCACCATCTGTTTTTCCATCCTCATTAACCTTCCCAGAGAAACATCCAGCGACTAAAGTTTCTGGAGTCCCTAATGGCGCATAGTTGAAATAATCTACTGCGTATTTTCCAGGAGAATCTAGTTCATAGTACTGAGTCCATTCTCCTATGTCCCAATCAGGATAATTAGGCGCATTAACGAAACCCATCTGTTGCCCTACTTGTTGTTTAGTAACTAAGGGAGAAACTGCGTTTTGGAAATAGTTTAATAAAGTTCCTTCAGGTCCGAAGAACCAACCTCCGAAAACATATCCCGTAGCAACAGTTTTAATTCCTACAGAGGGACCTTCACCAATTACAGGTATTTTTGCTAACAAATCTTTATGAACTCTGCGTAGTTCATAATCTAGTTGTGCTTTTCCAACTGCGGGGTTAGCTAAAGATAGTTGAGGAAATGCTGCTGCGATGCCTGCCCTTTCATTGTAAGCCAGTTCGGTAGTCCTAAAGAAAGGACGAATATCAATAACATCGGTAGTTTGAACAGGAACACTACCATTAGTCAATAAATCGCCTTCATTACGAACCCACACATAAGCAACAGGAAGAATACTTTGACCTACCAGTTCGATAGCGTCTGTCTCTAATCTTTCTGAAAGTAATGGAGCTAAGTTAAGTAGATCATCTGGAGTTGGGAATGTTCCTCTAACGTCATAAGCAAGATCATTAGCAGAAGTGGCTGTAAACCCTAGTGTTGGATTATTCTGGTCTGCTGGGCAAGCTAAGATTTTGTGTTCATCAGTTGTAGGCTGCCATCTACCTTTTTCTGCCTCTGTATTATTTACAGGATCTAAGTTAAGTTTTATACCTGCTCCTTTAACAATACCTAACTGAGGTTTTGTTATAGTTGTTTTTCCTGTAGGTTTAAGAATGTTTACTTCTTCCATATCTACAGGTTTAGTGTAAATAAATACTAAATCAATTCTAGTTTGTACACCACCTACTGATTGTTCATTTCCGTCTTCATCTATGTAGTTAAAGTCTTCTGTATTAAAAGCAGGAACTTCAATCGTAAGCTCTTCATCTATATCTACAACAGCAGTTCTAGCAACACCTCTCCACAGTTTTACAAAATGTGATTCAGTTCTTGCTAATTTGGCAAAACCATCTGACTCGATACCCTCATGAGTAAACAGAGGAAAGCTCTGTGAAGAAAAGCTTTTAGCCCAAAGTATTGCTTGTGATATTACTGTGGGAACAAAAGCAACAGAGCCTCCTGGATTATTTTGGCTTAAATCCCCATACTTGATGTAGGAAACTGAGTCATCTAAAACAACCCCAGTATTATTAATAGCAAAGTCTGAATTAACAACAGGCCAAGTAAAAACTCTAGTCTCTAAACCATTTAATCCTAAAGAGTTAGTAGTGTCTAATGGACCTCCCCCAGTAGAATAAATTGAACTCTTAAACTTTTGTAAAGCTCCATCTAAAAAGGTGTTCCAAGATATCGTTGAGTTTGTTCCGAAGGTGCCCTCTCCAGGAACCGCAGCGAGCCAGGAATCAGTTTCTCCAACCTCTTGACCAGACTGTCTAAGAAGATAGGCAAGAGGTCTATACTTAGTCGCATCATTTACTCTAGCAGTATATCTTCCTGGATTAACTCGAATTAGTCTATCTCCTCCAGTAGCGTAAGGTCTAAGCTCATCAATATCAGCCCTTTTTACTTTTTGAACTTCAGGTGTAGACTGTCTAAGCTGATCTTTCAACCATAAACAGTTTTCTTGAAGTTGTTTTAAGGGAATATTATCGACTTCAAAATAATAAGGATCATTAGCCTTAAAAAATCGAATAGGATCAGAGAACCTATAGTTACTATCTTTAAAATTAAACTCAGCCATAATTAACAGTTTCTCCGTAAATCAAAAATGTTGGAACTTTTAAATCCTACTATGGAATCTCCCTGATACGCCTCTGATCCTCTATTTGTGGCTACATCAGATCCTGCTTGATATACAGTAACCTTCTTTGGCCTACCAGAGGTTCCTAAAGATGCATTTTTAGCGTTAGCAAAAGTAGAGGCAGCAGACTCATCTAACATACACTGAGTTGGATTACTTTCAACAAATTCAGAGCAGTAGTAGAATCCTGAAGTTACAAGGCTGTCTGGTAAATTATCGGCATCAGTATCTTTACTCATTTTTAATAGTTGAGGATAAACTGAACTTGCTGAGTTACCCCCCTCTAAGTTTATAGCAGAAACAGGAGCGGATAAGTTGTAACCTTGTGAGAATATTTGATACGCAGCACCCACCTCTCCTTCGTAGGGTTGACCAGCACCGTAACCATCAAATACTCCATAAGCATAACCACTAACATCGGTAGCTAAAACCTTTGCGGCGGGACTTACAGAGAAATAAAGCCTAAATGGTCCTGTATTAGCTACCGCTGAAGCTCCATACTGTAAGGAGGTTTCATTAGATTCCAGGATAATCTCGGCTCCCGACAGATCGGTTTTGTCAAGACTTGTTAAATCCATTGGGAAGAATCTAGTAAAGGAAGAGTTTATACTAGCTCCAATGGGAAGACTCCAACCATTTCCAGGAGAGTACCCAAAGCTATCAAGAATACTTAAAGATCCCGTATCTGGAGTTCCTGTAGGTGCTCCTGAAGCAAAATCAAAGGAAGTAGCATTAGTTCCATAACTATCAGAGGAAACATAAACGGCGCTAGGTCCATAATATTGAGCGTCCAAAGGATAAAGCCCACTAACAGATAGATAAGAAGCATTTAGTTTTGAAGTATCTGCTATATTCCAAATCATCAGTCTATCACAGTTTGATCCAGAAGCATTATATAACAATCCGTCAAGCTCTCCCCCATCGTTACCTGTTGGGAAGTGAACATTCATAGCGTTTACTACACTATTTCCTAAAGCTCTAACGCATATACCTCCCAACGAAACCCCACCTCTTAAAGTTTCATTATTAGTTCCTAATACGGGGTTATCATTGACTAGGAAAGTATTCATGTAAGTTCCTGTGGTAAACTTAGGAAATGATGTAGATCCTAAAGCCGTTAGGTTAGTAGGCTGATGAAGACTATTACTAGTCACTGTTGGCGGATCATTTGGATTTGGAAAAAACTGTAATGATCCATTAGCCACTAATGCACTTGGGGTTGTTGTGGCAACAACATAATCATAGCCATTATTAAGTTTATTGCTCCCGTTTGTGGTCCTCTCCCAATTTGGTCTAAAATCACCAAGATCTTGAAGATTAATAGTTGAGTTGTTATTAGCAACTAAACAAGCTTTTACTGAATGTAACTCTACGCTAGTGTGGTTCGCTGTATCCTCTAAATCAAAAGAACTAGCATTTAAACCATTGTTAGTTCTATTTCTAGAAGGCTGAATATTCAGCGTGGAGTGATCCTCTACTAAGACATCAACTCCAAATTTAGCTATGAGGGTTGGGCCGTGAAGGTTTAAAGTAGATCCTGTTGCTACATATGCTCCTGCCGATAAAATCTGGTTAGCATAGGCATCAGGGCCTATAATGGCATTACAGCCTGTTTTTGTTCCATATAAAGAAGCTACCGATCCATTAATAACTCTTAAAGCTTTTCCAAAATCTGGTGTAGAGGGAGGTCCATCCTCAGAGACATCAATAAAAGGATGAATAAGAGAAAGCTTAGATCCGCCTTCAACTGAAATAGAAGGTAAATAGCATTTATCAGAAGCAACGTTTCCACCTACACCAAAGATTTCCGCCCCATGACTAACCATAAACTTCATAGAACCATAAAGAGTTGGCGTGTGGTTTTTTTCTTTAAACTCAAAAATGCTACCACTCTTTAGAACAACGTGCTGTTTGTTTAAAGTAAAATCTACTTGACTACGAGAAGCCTGCCCAGCCTCTGTAAAAAATCCAGAAGAATCAAACGTAAATCGAGAGCCTGTAGCTAAGTAACCCTCAGAGTTCTGTCTATCTACACACAGCTCCTCTGTTACTATTGTAGAATTGGTAGAGTTTATACCTACGTCATTATTATAAACATCAATTAGTCCTTTAACATTAACTATTGAATTTGTTAAGCGGAATCCATCCTGCTTGTTACACTCTGCGGATAACAGACTAGCCGTTTCTGGATCTGTTAGATCTGATCTAGATAAACCTCCGTTTAGTATAGAGTTTTCTAAAACAAACCCATAGGTATTTCTAGCAGCGATGAATACGGCATCCTTTGCCGAAGCTCCGTAATCTTTAGCGCCATTACTAGATCCCAAGGTTGCTGGTGAAGAGCTTAAAGTAACTTCACTATTTAAGCATAAAAATCCGGTTCCTTTATTTATAATTCTTGAATTGCTTCCAAGACCTCCATCAAGTTCATAATTTCTGTAACTAAAGGCTGATCTAGATAAAGTTACTTTAGAATTACTAAATTTAAATCCAGCATTTTTACTTCTTATAGAAGCACAGTTTTCAAGAACAACTTCTGAGTTATTAACTTCTATTCCGTTTTCAACTGCATTTGCTGGATCTACAAGAAAGTTTCTTATGTAAATTGGACCTTCGCAATTCTTTATACTAATCTTTGAACAATAGTTATTATAAATAGCTCCTTTTACTTCTTGTCCTGTTGTAGCAAGTGGAGTTCTTGTTATTATAGAATTTGAAAAGTCTGAAACAGCGGATAAATCTTCTGTTGATATGGATAGATCGGAGTGAGTTGATGCTGTATCTTCGTAGACGTTGGCGGCGGCTAAATTTGTTCCAAACAGATTAGCTCCACCAGTAACAGTTAGATTTTGATGAGTTACACTTAAGGTAGACTTTCTTTCGTCATGATTTAAATGAGCAAACATTGTAGAATTTGTGCCACCAAATCTACTATCCATTGTAGCACTAAACACAGGAATAGCTAAATGAACACAGCTTGAATCACTTAAAGTATTACTAAGATCTAAGGAACTAACCTGAGTTACTAATCTTTGAGATTTATTATTATCAGGAAGATCACTCTCACTAACTATAGAAGAAGCACATAAAAATCTTCCAAAGTTTCTATTAATAATCTCAATTGATCCGTTTTCTTCAAATCTAAAGTTATGTAACTCTAGCTTTCCTAAATCTCCAAAGCTTCCTACTTCAATTAAAACAGGGAATCTTACAATCTTTGGAATCGCAGCGATAGCTGAACTCACATCAATAAAAAGAGTGCTTTCACTAAGTAATGTAGCGGAATCAGCGTCAGCAGATACAGTGAGAGCCAAACCAGGAACAGAAGAAGTAGGCCATCCTTGCTGTTCCCATAGCTCATAAGTTCTTTCCTCTAGATCATAAAGAGGAAGGTTATCCTGCTCCCAGTTGTAAAAGGAGCTAGTATCAAACTTAGAAACATATGGAGTCCAAGCGTTGAATAGTTTAGTATTCCCGCTTGCTGTATAAATGTCTTCACTCTTAAATGCCATGACTAGAAGTTAATTGTCCATCTAAAGATTAAACTAAAATCGCTAGTTTTATAAATATTACTAAAGGTTTTATATGCTACAAGAATAGGGTTTTCTGATGCTGATCCTAAAGGATTATTTACAAATAGTCCAATCTCATTTAAATACGCATCAGAAGAATCCCTAGTGAGGTTGTTACAAGCCTCTTCATCTATAACTAAAGTGTATCTAACAGAAGAATCTCCTACCCTTGTTATCTTGCTATGAGGTATATTAGCAAAGGGTTTTGCTGCTCCAACACCTGTACCTATTATAGGCTGTAGGGATTCAATCACTAAGTTACTTCCTAATCCATATTCACTAATAGAACTTAAAGCTCCACTTAATTCAAAAATTGAACTAACCACTCCCCCCGCTGGTGGACCAGAAACGCCTACTTGAAATTTTCCAATTTGGTAATCAAGAATAGTATTATTAGTTGCGTGGTTATGAGAAAAAAACTTAGATAAAGCAAATCCCATACCAGAAACAATAATATTATTTTCATCTAATAAAATTTCTTCTTTACCAGAAGAATATTTTTTAATAATAGTTAGATGACCGTTTATGCTTTTTTCTTCTATAAAATTCATATTATAAGAACTTCAACTTCCATTTAATAAGTAGGTTTTGATCACTCGCGTAGTTTGTAAATCCAGAGGTAGATCCATTATCTTCATTCTTGGTTATATCTACATTAAAACTTTTTATAGCAAATAACCTGTATTTCCTAGGATTATTTAGTATACTAAAGCTATAAGGGGGAATATTTCCAGACCTAAGTGATTGCTGTAAATCTAAACACCATAAACCAAGATGATATATACCTCCGTACAAGTTAGCACACTGAAGATCTCCAGGTCCTAGTTCTACTGAATATTCTACCCCGCTAAGGTAAGAGAAACCTATAGGGGCTACAACTAAACCAGAAGCAGGATCAGAAACTCCTTTTTGGAAAGAAACAAATCCTGAATAATCCATACTACTAGCACTATTAAATGTGCTTGAGCCGATTAAAGACGATAATTCTGATCCGTCAGAGAAAATAGCAATCGCGGAAATTGAAGGAACTCCTCCTGGAGGGAAACATCCTAAAGTAGATCCTATTACTTTTTTGTCAACCTCATTTGCTCCAGTGATCTCAGTGGTATTTAAAACTATGGATGATGGTAGTAAGTTTACTAGCTGTCCATTTCCTACGAAATAAGAGGATACGTTTGCCTCACTAGGTAAAATTTGATAGGTTGTGGTATCTCCCATCTCTAGACGAGTTAGTTGGGGATTAGGCGCTTCTGGAAACCCTGCTTCTGGAATATAAGCACTTCCGTCGATAGCAGAAAAATTAACAAACAGTAATGCTTCCTCTTGCTTATTGTCCCAAACATATACTTGGCGCTGCTGTATAAGAATACCAAGTGGCTCTCCTGTATTATGAGCATTACTAGTAAAAGCGTCTTTACCAGTTCCAAAAGAAATAGCCTGTATACAATAGTTTGATGGATCTAAAACTGATGACAAAGTAGGATCATAGCCTGATAGAGACGGGGTAGCAGTCATCATGTCAGCTATGATAACACCCGCTCCATCGACAATCATGTTAGATTCTTTATGTATTAAGGAGTCTCCTCTCCAAATTTCTACTTCGCCTTTCATTAGTTATAAAGATTAATCAAGGTATAGGTATTGTTAGTTCCTGAAGCTTTAGTATATGTAGCCCACTCAGGATGAATTCGATAGTTTAGCCTACTTCCTCCTGATTGCTCTAGAATAGGCGAAGTAATCGTAGAATCCCTCGAAGCCAAGTTTGTAGTATATTTAGAACTACCGTTACCTACTAATCCATTATAGAACTTTAATACCTCTAAAAGCTCTAAGTCGCTTAAATAGTATAGTTTCTCTTTTACAAACCTTCTCAAGGGAGTAGAGTTAGTTTCCGTTCCAAAACCAAGAGGCACCGCAGCCCAATCTCTAAGAGTTAAATCCTGAAGCTGTATATCTTCTATTAATAAAAACTTAGAATTATTTGCTTTTTGTGGAATAGCAAAAATTTCAATTATGTAGTTTGTAGGCTGAAGCTCATTGAGGTGTACTTGTTCCTTAATTGAATGATATCTTTCTGGAACAGGGATAACGTCTAGGTATTCAAAGTTGTTGAATATTGTAAAGTTTCTAGTATCAAAGTTAACTTCAAACGGTTCAAAGTCGCTATAAACAATATTTGATAGTTTAATGGAATCTGGGTCGTATCCAGGAACCGTATGAATAAAACACTCGTTATCCTTTGTCTTTAAAGCAAAGTTTTTTATTATTGCTAAATCGCTAGTTACTTTTTCTATACTTACTTCACTCTCTTTTATTAGCTCCCATTTATTGTTTTTTGTCCAACTCCAAAAATACTTGGTATCAGAACCAACTACATCTGTGTGGATCCAAACTCCTAGTTTTCCTCCACCTAAATTATTAATCTTCTCATCTCCAAAAAGAGCATTAATAGTTAGCTTAAACCTGTGGTCTTTTATTAAGGTATTTTGATCCTCTCCGTAAGCACTAACGTCAAATCTAATTCTAGGAAGTCCATCTACAGACTTACATTTTACTATTGTATTTTCAATAAGTCTTGGCTCAGAAACTTCAGATATGAGAGAGTCATCTAACTTATATATTCTAAAGCTGTTATTTACTGAGACTCCAGAAGTATTAACGAATTCAACTCCACTTAAAATAGTAGCATTTCTAAACTCTGCCTGAAAGCTACCTCCAGGACTTAGATACCCGTCTCTTGGTACATATAACTCTCCAGAATCACTGGCGATATAACTACCATAATTTGTAACTCCATACTCACTAAAAACTCCAGAACCTGAATTAAAGGCTAAGGGTACAGAACTAGCGAAGCTAGAGGCTATATAGCTTCCTTCTGCTGTAGTTGAGTTCTCTCCTTCTAACTTAAAATCACAATTAAATAATGCTCTTCCGAAGGTGTGTCCAAAAATCGAACCTCCAGTCTTATCTAAGTAATAACCTCCTAGATCATGTTCAAAATGTTTATTATAGTCTCTAAAGAGTTTGTGTAATCCAGATCCGAAAGAGAAGTTTAGATAATCATCATAAGAGGTTAATACATAACCATCAGCAACTGCCTGATTTGCTACACTTTGAATATTATTTTTCCAGTATCTGTTTAGATCAAAAGCGGATGAAGAAAGTTCAATTTGATTCTCAGCGTAAGCAGAAGCTTGAGACATCATAGCGTTATGTATTACTTGATAGACATAAGGTAGCTGTCCTCTATCGTTATACTTAGTGGTGCTAGGAGATAGCTCTGGAATCTTTTCATTATTGTTAAGAGCCACAGAAGAAAGTCCTCTGTATGGGAATGTTGCGCTAGTATAAACACCGAAGAACTGCTTTTCAGAGTTCAAACCTTCACAAATATTCCAAACTCCAGAGGGGCTGATAGGATCCACAATAGGATAAAACTGTCCAGAAGAAACAACATATCCCAAAGTAAATTCTCCTAGAGAACTAGTAGTAGATTTTTCTAAAACAGAAGTATCAAAACTGGTGGGACCATTAAAACCTGTTCTATCATAATAACCGTTCTTAGGAAGTAAGTACTTATAGTTTCTTCTTCTTAAAGCTCTTCTATTAACATTTGTAGATAGTACCTCTCCTGGGTCTGCCGAAAATGCTAGAGTATCGAAAATTGAATCTACTTTATCACGTTTAAAGGTACTAAGACCTCCTCTACCATCGTCGGATCCCAAGTCCGAGTCCCCGCCTCCATTAGCAAAAGACATACTAACTCCAGATTGCTCAAAGTTTGATACCAGAGCTGCGGAGGTATAAGACTCATACGAATCAGTGTTTTTGTAACTTAAGAAATCATAGGAAACTGAAGAGTAATCATACGCATCATCTATATCACTAGCGTTTAGATTAGTTCTTACTATCGCGTGTGCTGGGGAGAACTCATTAGCTACTTCAGAAGCTTCTTTCAAAGCATATCTACTATCAGAATCCATTTGATATTTGACAAAATTAAAATCAGCATTATCAAAATCTAGGAAAAGATGAGAAGACTTTCCGTTCCATAAACTAAAAAGTTCAAAATTATATTTTGTTTTATTTATAACTTCTTCATAGTTAGGGGGATTTTCCATACTACTAAAGAACATTAAAAACTCGTTTAATGTAGTTAAGTTTGTATTATCAGTAATACACGCACTAGTTATAAAATCTCTAACCTGTCTAGCAAAAGAATCTCTAACACCAAAACAAGCTAATTGTTCCTCTAATGCAATAAGAAGATCTTCGGTAACTGTACAGTCCTTATAATATTTTACTTCTTCAAATGGAGGAACTGGGTAGTTGTAATGACCTCTGTAGGAATAAACAAAATTCAAATCCCCTGTAGCAGATAGGTACTTAGGACGACTACCATCAGTAGGAATATCCTCCCCCTCAGCGTAAACACCATAACCTAAAGGACCATGAGTTAAGGCTGCATCAAAAACTACGGTTTCTCCAAAAGCTTGCGCTTCTTTTCTTTTAACATTGTAAATAGGCTCATCATAACGATAAATATGAAATGGTTTTATAAAGTCTTCATTATATATTGTGTACAGCTCTGTTGGTTCAGCAAACTTATTAAGCCTGTACAATCTAGGGGGATCCCATAATTTGTTATCAAATCTAAAGTTTTGTGGAAATAGTTTATAAAGCCTGAGTAGTATAGTGTCTGTTACAATCTTTAAATTTTCTTCTACGCTACTAATACTGTAACTTTGAATACCTGCTTGAGTGGCAAGGCTTTGTGTCCAAGTATTTAAAGTTAAAAACAAATCAGATTCAGTAGCTAAAGAATACCAAATTAAAAATGGAATATAAGATTCCCAAAGTTCACTAACTCTACCTGAAACATCTAAAATACTATTTGTAACGATGTTGTTAATGGCTGACTGAATAGACTCTAGAGTTCCGCTTTTTTTATAAAGCTCAACTGCTGTTCTTAACTGGTGCCTCCATTTATCCGAGCTAGATCCTCTAAGCTTCCAGCCTATTAGCTCTGCGATATATTGAAGTTGCTCATCCTTTACACAGTTAACATCGTAAATTAAATTTAAATTCTCTACTGCTTCTGTATAATCTGCCATAGCTAATCCCATAGCAGTTTGAAGTCTTCTAAGAGGTCCTTTACTTACCGTGTCATCTAAAAAAGTTGATCCTTGAATATAATCATTAAAAGCATCTCTTACTCTGTAATCCGAAGCATCAATAAACAGCTTAGAATAAACAGCATCCACTAAGGTTAAAAGAGAATCCAGTTTTTGAGTTCCGCTGGTATAAGTAGCAACAATGCCATCTGAAGGATTTAAAATAGCATCAGCCGAACCAGATACAAAAGTTTCTGGAATAAGATTGTTTATTCTCCAAAGAGCTATATCCTGGTAGTTTTTCCAAATATATTCAGTATAGGCTTTTACACCATCAACAGTTTCTAAAGTTTCTCCACTGTATACTTTTGTAAGATCTCTAGCAACTAGACTTGAAGGATCCAGAGATAGAACATTTCCAGTAGTGTTTAAGAAATAATATAATCCTAAATGTTCAGTTAAGTAAACATGAGCACTAGAAGCATCCTCATTATTTGTAAGTGAGGATAATGTGGTCATATTGCTTTCTAGTGTGGTAGCAGTAGTATTTCTAGCAGGAACTAAGAGAGGGCAGAGCGTAGAGGAAACATAGTTATAAAACTCTGAACTTGTATTATAGTTTTTAAAAGAAGTTCCTAAAGGATATAGTATTTTTTCTTCAAAGGATACAGGGGTTATGTACGTTAAGTTATTTTGTTTTACAAAAAACTTAGAGATACCTGAAATTGAGTCTAAATTTTGTGTAATAGTTCCCGTTATTGAAGATAGGGGTAATACAGATGTAATAATAGAAGCTCCCCTTACATGAGAATTAATAATATCAGAAAAGGGGTTTAGTTCTAATCCACTAAAATTAGAATCCTCAAGCTTATAAAACTCTGGAGTTAAAGTCTCTAGTAATTCTACAAAGTTAACTTTAGTGTAGTTTCTACTATTAGATCTATAGTATTCAGTCATTAGTCTAGGAGTTCTACATTAATAGTTAAATTATTCAACTGAATAATTTCATTATAATCTACTATAATATCTTTATCAAAATTATCTACAGTAGAATATCTAATCTCTTCAACTTCAAAAATTTGCCTATTAAGCTCTGAAATACCTAAAGCTAAACCAAAGTCTCTATTATCTACATTCATATAGGTTAAAATTTTATCTCTAGCTTTAGCTAAAATTAGAGGTTCATTATACTGATTAGATTTATCTATTTTTATAGTGACCACTAAATCTAATGTTCTGATTAAACCGTCAACAATAACGATCTCATCAGTAGCCATCTTTTTTTGGTTAATCGCTGTTAATAGGTTTGTTTTAAAGGCTGTTGTAGCTTTTTGTAATTGAATATCTGCAGCTTTTTCTAATACATAAATATCAATAATATTAGCTGAAGCATACGCCTTCCTAGTTACCGCTATTGCTTTTCCTATGGTCCCCCAAGTGCTAATAAACCCATTAGCAAACGAAGCATAGTCTTCTAAAGTTACTAAACGGTCTTGCCTCCTAAATGCTAATGGAGCATACTTTTTAGCTTTTTCTACCGTCTCTGCGTTAGCCCCACCCGTGGCAACAGATGTGTTCGTTAAAGTTGCAGTAGTTCCTGCTGGTAAGGTAATATCTAAATTAACATTTAATGCGTTTTTTTGTATGTTACCCCTAGAACCTCCTCCAACCCTATAAGTTACAAAATAGGAAGCATCTGGAGATGGATTAGCTCCTGCAATACCGTTTCCAAAAATAATAGTAGCATTATAGTTATCATCATATACTACTTCAAATAGTTTATCATTAGAGCCTGATGCAAAGAATATATTTTCTACTTGAGTATAAGTCCCTTGTAAGTCTGGAACAGTTGTATCTGATACATAAACCTGAATACTACCATCAATAACAGGCCCTCGGGTTAGTGCTATAGTTTTTACGTCTTCTGTTGCATCAAAGGAACCACTGTCAGTAACTAATGCTCCTTCTTGAATAGCTATGGCATCATAGTAAGAAGTTCCAGTTAGGGTTAGTTCTAAAGAAGCTGTAGTATTATTTAAAGGATCTATTTGTCCGTCAGTAACTTTATAGATAGTAAAGTTTAAAGCATCTCCGTCTTCTGGAGAAGATATAGAAATAACCCGATTTTCGGCTGAAATCGTTACAACCTCATTAACTGACTGACTAAAAGTTATAGCAGCGTCTGCGGCAGAGGAAAGTGGTCCTTTCATTTTAACGCCGATTAAATCTAAAAGTCTCTTAACACTTGATCTTCTTTTAGCTGTAGCGAAATAGTTTTCATTGGCTAACATATCAGCCTTCATAGACATTACGGATCCCATGTATGCTATCATTTCCAAGAACATAATGCCCAAATCAGATTCTATGAAGTATTTGTAATCTTCAGGGTAAACTGCCTGTGCGTATCTAAGTAAGGCTTCTCTTAAAGAAATAAAATCAGAAGAAGCAAAGTCTATTAACCCTGCTCTTCTTCCGATTGGTAGGTTTGCTAGTTTTAAGAAGTCTGATGAAATTGTGCTACTTAAATTCATGATATTAAAATTGGGACATCAAAAATTAATAAATCTTCTGTGGCTATTTGAACTGTGAGTACGACTAGCAAACTATTTGACTCAGAGGGGCCATTACTTTTTCCAGAAAAAACATTTAATGAAAGTATTCTAGCTCCCACAATATATTTACTAAAAGCTTCTACTATCTCTCTTTTAATAGCAGAAAAAACAGTTTCATCAAGAGGTTCAAACAAAAACCTCTTTAGAGAACATCCAAAGTCTGGTAGCATAACTCGTTCTCCTTTTTCTGTGTAAACTAGCTGTTTAATTGCGCCAATAATTAGCTCTTTTCCTGTTACTTTTGTAAAGTAACCACCTTCTGTTTTATTTTTATGTAAAGGATAGCCTAGCCCATAAACCTCACTTTTTTTAGACTGAGATGACTGAGTGTTAAATCTTGCTGGAGTTAAACCAAATAATGTACTTTCTGTAGAATTAGCCATTAAATATTAATATTTTTAAAGTATCCTTTTTGAATATTGAAGTTATTTAAAACCTCTGCTGTATTTAGAGGTTTTGAATAAAACTTTAAACTTCCAACATGACCACGAAGACCACTTACTATACCTCCACGATCTCCTCCCATAAAGTTTCCATTTAAATACATACCATCTGTCCATCCTCCTCCAACGATCCAAGGAGTGTAAAACGGATCTAGTTTTGGACCGGTTTTTATTGTAGTTGGCCCGTCTGTTGTTGAAGCAGTATATTCAAAACTATTAGGTTTCTTAAAGGTTGGAACATTTAAGGATTGGCCTATGTCTACTCCAAAAACATTTGTTATGGAGGATGTAGCTATAACCTGCCCATCAGCGTAGAATGTTATGGCGTTAGCATCAGGGTCTACAGAGATATCAATAAGAACGAACTGAGAAGAGACGTTTCCAATAAGTTCGTTTGCTGATAAATCTACTTTCATTTTATAGAAGCTCTCAAAGTCCTGACATTCATCATTGTTTATCCAAGACAAGGAGCTTGCGTCTCTTGACCTTGTAGGTGCTAAGAAAAAGCTAAGTGAGGATACGGGATCGTTGTCCGCATTGTCATTACTGTACCCGACAGACTCTTGAGTAATTCGCCTATCTCTAGTAAATCCACAAACTAAACCTCTAACATAGGAGCTAGACTTATCGTTGTCTAGGAAGTCTAAATCTCGGATATCTCCTAAATGATCCGTAGAGGTAACTCCAGACGCGACACCAACATTTTCATTTGCCAATAAAACTTTTGTCAACGATGAGGTAGTTCCACTTAACCATCCTGTTTCAGCATCCAATATATTTGGAACATGAACCCAGCACTCCATCGTAAACCCAGATCTAGAGTAAGCTAGGTTATTAAACTCAGGGGTGTCTGGGAGTCTAAGAACACTACCAAGCGCTGAAGCTCCTTGCGGGAATGAAGATTTATTTTTTACTAAGCCTTCAAAGTAAGGTATAGATAATCCAGAAAAGAATACATTATCAGGATTTGTTCCAATCAACTGAGCATTATTATATAAATTATTTGTAGCACAGTTTGTTGTTTTAAAGTCTAAAGAAGAAGGTAAAACTAAATTACTATCTAAAAAGTTATAAATAGCAAAAAGACCGTCAGTAGTTATTTGATCATCTAAATTTAAAATGGTTGCTCCTTGGCTACCAGAAACATTATAAATAATACCACCTTTTCCTACACTAGGAACAACTAGATGATTATATCCAATAGAAGGACTTTTTGTAGATGCTTTTACGAACTTAGGCTGTATAGGCAATACTATCCCGTTCACTTCAGCCTGTGAGAATATTAGAGTTTTTTGCTTTTGTAAATCTACTGATAAATTATAATTTTCTAAAAACGAAAAATCATTAATTGGAATTTCTCCAGGTAAGAAAAGTATTTCACCATTACCATATAAAGCAGGAACTTTTACAGCAACTTCAATTTGTTTTTTTCTTCTGTTAATTTTATCATTATGATTTATAATTTCAGAAATAATAACCTGTCTTTGATTCTTAACTATAGCTGAATCTTCAGTCTCTCCATTAGCAAAAAACTCTTGAAGTTGTGATGATAAATCGTATAAATGTTTATTTCTTTGCTGTCTTAGAACTGCTAAAAAGTGATCTTTATCGTAATAAGAAGTTAAACCTACACTATCGTCAATTATGTCTTTATCAAATACATTATCTTTAAATTTATCAAAAACATCAACAGAAACAGCGTCCCCCTTACCACCTAAATTTGGATCATAGTTATACTTCCAAGCATCTCCAGGCTGAACAATCCCAGAAATAGCGAGGAATACTGGATCTAATCCTCCTGTTTGAGAGTCGTAGTAGAGTCCATCGGAAGTTAATATGTACTGACCTCTCCTACTTATAGGGGGTCCATAAGTAAGTCTAAAGACTTCATCAGTAGGAACAATTCCTGGATCTTCTATGGGACATCTTTTAATTAAACTTTTGTTTGGAATTGAAGAGAATAAATAATCAAATTCGGCAGAATCAGAAAAGCAGGGCTCTAGGTCTGGGTTTAAGCGTCTTTCTTCTAAAATTTCATCAATGTCTCTAATTACTCTGTCATATTTTTCAATGTAACTAATGTAAATACTTTGTCTTTCGGTAAAAGCTCCTAGAAACTGTTGATTTATAGTTTGAGTACCAGCTAGGGAGGTTTGAGAAAAATTACCTGATTTGGCATCCTGTAGCTGTTTAAATTGGTTTAAACAATTTATTATATTTTCGATATCAGCTTGGATTTCAGCAATTACGTTTAAAGCTCCAGCAACAGCCCCTGCTAAAGCACCTATTAGTCCTAAAGCACTTTGTAAAAAGTCCAATTGACCAAAAATACTTATGCTTCCATCGTCATTCTCTTTTAATCCAAGTTTAGTAAGGATAGCATAGTATAGATTTCTAATCTTATTTTCAACCGCAGCCCTCGATTTTATAAACTGCTCCTGCAAGGCAATCAAAGCGGGCCCAGCTAAAAGAGCTAGGGCTTGCTTTCCTAAGTCAGCTAAACAAGGAGGGATTCCAAATTCAGAAGCTACAGCACCTAGGGGATCATCGGTTGTCTCTCCAATTTGTTGTGCCTTTTCAGCTATTCCAACATAAGTGTCTAAGTTTACCATGATTAATACTCAAATAATACTCCTGTAAATAGATAGCGACTCGAAGGAAAGTTTGTAAGATTTGCTACTACTGGTGGCGCAACTGGGGTAGGGGGGTTTAAGTCTACTTTAGGGGCTTGTAATGCTATACTTGCGCCCGATGTTATATTTACACCAAGGGCTCCAAACATATTAATAGACCCCAAACTTTGCATATTAATATCACCTTGAGATAGTACGGAGAGGTTAGAAGTGGTTAGTTGGATTTCAGATGCTTCTATAGTTACTCTTCCCACGGATACTCCAGTTGGAACTGCGCTTCCTGCTCTAATAACAATATCATTAATAGGTTCTTGATTTGGTAAAGCTACAGTAGCGGGAAGACATTCGATAAAAATTTTACCTCCAGCAGATTTTGTAAATAAGTTAATGTCTCCTGTTCCCGTTTGTAAATTTATATTTCCAGCGAACAGTTTATCCTCTGCTATTGCGTTAGTTCCTGTAGAGTTATTTATTAGATTAAGTTCTGTTCCATTCTCTACAGCTATAGTTGTTTTTGATTCTCTATTTACAAATCTCTGCGGTCCTAATGTTTCAAGAACAGCCCCCATGCTACATAAACTTCTTGAAGCTGGAAAATTAGTTAACTTAAAAGACGAATATTCTCCAGCCTGAAGAGTAATACTATCTTGTGAAGGCGTGTCATCTAGATTAATAAACTTACCTGCCCCAGTAAAAACTTTTGAATACGTTAAAGGCTCATTACTACCTTGTCGCTGAACAAACTCTAAACCGTAATTACCGTCAGTTTTAATAACAAAATCTCTATCTAAAACGCTTGCTTGTTTACTTTTTCCAGATCTATCTACTCCTCTAGCCATAGTAGGGATAAACTTGTTTTTAGTTAGGGCACCCTGACCTTGCCAAACTAAGCCTTCACAAGTTGCTAAATAAATCCACTCTGGAGAGCCTTCTGGTTTGCATACAATTATCGTACTGTTTACTTTTGGTGAAGGGGTCTTTAAGGCTCCTCCATCTCCTGAATGAAAAGGAGCACTGATTAAAACAGGACGAATTTCATTTCCGCAGCCCTCAATAACGGCTTTAAGACTTCCACTATTATAAATATCTATATTATTTTTTACTACTGCTAATGCTAACTTCATTAAACTATCGCTCTCAAAGTGAATTGGGATTTGTAACCCACATTAGGGTCATAGTCATGTTTATATCCTGTGATTAAATATCTACTTGGTAAACTTTTTGGTAAATAATGAATATCTAAAGATGCCTCTTTTCCAACTAAAAAATAAGAACCAAATTCATAGCAAGGCTCTGTTTCTACGCTAATTTCAAAAGCCTGTTTTTTAAGTTCTCTATTAAACTTAGCAGAGGCTTCTCCAGGAGACAAAAGAAGAGTAGGGGGTAGTTGGACAGTTCCCCCACTGCTAGGCTGATTTGCTTGACTAATTATCTCATCAAGGGTTGTTTGTAATTCTATTTTTCTAGTAGTTAAATCTGATGCTATAGTGTTGCTGTTATTTATAGTAATATTATCTAATCCTGATTTTGTTTCTTTTAATAGTAAATCTACTACGTTTTTATCATATTTACCTCTAATCTCAGCTAAACTTGTTCTTAAAGAATCAGGATCAAATTTAGGTATAACTAAATTTGTTAAAACTTCAGATAATATGCTTCTTCCTGCTGTTTGTGCCGTATCTAAGGTTTGACTAATAGTATTTTGAAACGCTGCAAAATATGCAGCGTCCTGGCTTATAGTTGCTCTTCTCACTTTAATGTCGTTACTGGTCTTGCGGCTATTCGTAGTAAAGTTGGGATTTCTATTAATATCATAGTTTAGTAATCTATTAACTTCTTCATAATAACTTCTATTACCTATAAACTTATTATCTATAGGATGAAGAGGTATACTAATTACTTCACTGTTATCTTTATTTCCATACAAATATTTTTCAATAAGTATAGGATCCCCACAGACTATTGTAGTATTATTTGAATTAGTCCCTGGTAAAGTATAACTATTTTTAAATTTTTGATCAACCCAGAGAGTATTTAGCTTAACGTTACTTTCAGAAAAAAGTTGAATATCAAAAGCGTTATTAGAATATGTTTTAAGTTTATTAAATAAACCAGTAATTAAAAACTCAAGAGGGTTTTGATTAGCACTGTCTTGATTACTTATTTGAAGTCTTATTTTTGACTCAGGGGCTTCTGGTAATATGTCATTCCATATTTTAAACTGGTCTTTTGTAAGACCTGGAGGTTGCGATAATGGGAAAGGATCATATATTAAATTAAGATTAAGTTCATCCTTTAATGTATTTATAATTGATTGATTTTTTATAAACGAAGCAAGATAAGGAGCATAAAGATCTTTTACAAGATTATTTTGTAAAAAATCATTCAAAGAGAATATACCAGCATACTTAGATTCGTCGTAGTATGATCCTACAGTCGTAGATTCTAAAAACTTTGTAATATTATTAGCTAAATACAGGTTAAGGTCTGGTAGAAGAACAATTATATTATCACTGCCCGTTAAACTTGTTATATAACTTTTTATAATATCTGTTATAATTAAGTGAATATCTAGCGGATAGTATGAAATCTGCGAAGGACTTGTTCCTGTTGTATTTTGAGAAGGGTAGGCATTAACGCCGTTTGCTTTGTCAACCGTATTTTTTCCATAAGCTACGCCTTTTATAAGCTCAATTAATTGAGAAGTACCTTTAACCTCATGCTTACCCGCAGTGTTATTTCCAATTACTGTTGATAAACTTTGACCATTTATAGATCCAAAAAAACGAATATGAGGAACTAAAACTAAAGTTGTTTCTACATCTGCTCCAATTAGATTTATATATATATTTTTAATCGCAACAGCATGAGGTCCTGAGTGCTTGCTAATTGTATCTTCTAAACCATAATAAAGATATAGTAATGGTTGAAAAGTTGGATCTAATGATTCCGAAAAAAGAACTTTTTTTTGGTTTGCTACGGAATCTTCAGTTATCTCTAACTCTCCTATATTTTTTAGAGCTTCTGTGTAACCCCTTAAAGCCTCTATACCATACGCAACAGTTAAAAAATTAATAAAAGTTTTACTTTTATCAATAAACTTTAAAACAAAACTATTGTCTTTTCCAGCAGTGTGGGTCAAAGAGGTTATACTTAAATTAGGAACTTGTACAACACCTTCTTGAGGGTTAGCATTTATAGTATTAAATAAAATTCCTTTTCCACTAATTAAATTATTTTTAAGATTAGTGTTAGAATTAAGCTTTGATAAAATAATATCTTTGCTTAAAGATTCTAGTTTCTTATCCTCATGTGCCTTAATTATCTCAAATAACAAAGACTTGCTACTAGCTAATAGTATCATTTTTTAACAGGAATTATTATTTTATCTCCAACATTTAATCCTTCAAAAGGATCATTTAAGTTATTTACTAAAAGTATTAACCACCACAAATTTGAATCATTTAAAAATAAATTTGCTATTAAGTCCGCTCTATGTTCATATCCAACAGGAACAAAACCTTCTTTAAAACTAAAATTATTTTCATAGTTTAATAAAAAATTATCAAATGAAGAATCGCCAACTATAGTAGTAACTAAAGCATTTTTATGCCTAACTTCTGTAAATCCAAAAGAATAAGGAGTTGGTGGTGTTGTTTTGTTTTTCATTTTTTATAAAATTTTAGATCAGCAGGTACTCCGTTGTGATCGGATAACTACTAGAGAATGGCGCGGTAAACTCCTCATAGTGTACACTATCAATGCTATAGGGCTCATTTATAACTGAGTTCCAGCCCAGACTTACATCAATATCTTTTGGGAAATTATCTATACTTTGGAATAACTCAGTAAAGCTCTTTGGAACTTCAGAGTTTTCTTCTAAAAATGTTTTATTTTTTAAAGATATAGCATCAATTAATTCCATACTAACAGTAATAATATGAGGTGTTAAAGTTTCTATATGATAGTTTATATCTTTTGATATTTTTATTGAATAGCTTTGAGCTACACACATGATGTTTTGATACATTGATCCATGATTTAAGAAGATAAAAGGAATAGTACCAAAGTTGCTATCTTCTTTAACCATAGAACTTTTAATAATATTTGTCCAAAATAAATATTGATCTATAATTTTTTGATCTTTGTTTGTTAGTACCGGGATATTATTACCAGAGTTTATAACTGAGTTATAGTCTGTATTTCCTTTAACGTATCTTTCAAATAGTATTTTTGAATATGGAACTTTCTTAAGTGATGTACTTTTTAAATTTATATTTTTAAATTTTGCTTTTTCTTTCTCAGTGCTCTTAGAATATTTGGATGGATCTTCAATAAAGCCTAATGATTCAGGTGTTAATAGTTGATCTCTTAAATGTAATAAATTTAATTTAAAGTTTATATTAAAAGTTCTTATTGAGCCGTTTGTATAGATAGGTATTGGACTTGAATCTGCTACAGGCTTTAATATACTAAATTCATTTTTCTTTGTTTCATCTATTTCTATATTTTCATAAAAAGGCAATTTCACATAATAGGTTTCAGAATCTTTATTCTTAGATGTAAAAACAAAGTTAAGATAAGACCTCTCTGGGAGTAATCTATTTATAAATGTCATGGCCCTACTCCATTATTTAATGGTAACACTAATGGGGTGTTTCTACCTACAGATTGTGCTATAGAATTTGCTAACTCACCTCCTGTTATAGCTTTTGCCTCTTGAAGTTGGGTATTATTTAAGTTAGCAAGTTGAGTTATTAATTCATCAAATTTAAGGTTTGTAGAGTCTGTAGCTTCTTTTTGACCCATTTTAAAAGTTGTTATTAGTTCAGTTATAGCAGCTTTTTCTATTTCTTGTTCTTTTATTCTAGTTTGTAGTGCTAAGTCTACTGCCTGAAGTCTACCTAAGTATTCAGCTCTTGCTTTATCCGCATCACTTAAATCTATCGCGTTTTCAAATAAACCCTCAGCCTCATCTCTATTTGCTATTTTGTTAGTATTTTCTGATGTCTTTCTAGCTTCCTCAACGAGCTTATTAAATAGTTCACCAGTCTTAGAATACTCAAAACCAAAAGGATCATCTAATATTTTAAATAATATGCTAGTAAACGCTGATGTATAATAAGTAAGATATTTAAATCCCTCTGCTAAATCAGCAATTAACCCTTTAAAAGGTGTTAAACTAAGCTCTATAAGATTGATAAATTTTGCTATCGCAATTCCTATTACCTGTCCTAACAATTTGAAAGGTGCTAGAATAATAGCTCCAACAGTTTTGAAAATGTCAATTATAATAATAACAACAGATTTGAGTATAGAAAATGTATTTTTTAAATTATCTCCAATCTCTATTGTAGCCATAAATCCATCATAAGCTGACATAGCCATTTCATAAAGCAAATATAAACCAGCCGCAACTAATGCTATAATACCAATTACAGGGGCTACTGCGGTCGCTATTGTTCCCAGTACAGCAGTTAAAGTAGTTCCAAAAAATGCCATAACACTACTTAATCCAGCTAGAAAAGAACCTGTCAATACTCCTTGAATTGCTATAAACGCAGAACCAAGACCCGCTAAAACTCGACCTAAATAGGGGGATTCTAAAAACCCTACGAACATTTTAACTGCTGTACCTAGTACATCTATTGCGGATACAATCTCTGCTTCGTAAGTTTTTAATAAGTTAGTAAAGAACTCTGAAAGAGGATTAAAAGCCACTAAAATAAGTTGTAAGAAATCTACAGTAGGTCCTTTATCTTGATTAGTTTTTATTTCTTCTAGTGCTTTATTAAAATCCGATAAAGCATTATATAATTGTCCTCCAATTAATTCATTTAGACTATATGTTTTTCCTTCAAAAGTTGATTGAGCGTCTATTAATCTTTTTGAAGAGTTATAAGCATTTGAAAGTCCTTTTTTTAGTGTTTCAGAGGCTGTAGCAACGTCTCCTAGCTGTAGAGCAGCTAGAGTTCTAGATCTAACTTCTAATAAACCAAGTCTTGATAGTTCTGCGTAGTTCTCAAATCCTGGTTTAAATAGTTCTTGAAATATTGGAGTCAAATCAATACCAGAACCAACCTGTCCTTGTAGTTCAACAATTAAATCAGCAAATTGTTTTTGAATTTGTGGGGATAGTGCTTTTAGTTGAGGAAGTCCTTTAACAACTGCGTCTAAAGCCGCAACCAACCTTTCTGTACTAATACCATAAGTTTCAGAGGTTGTCTTTAATCTTTTAGCCAGCTCGTTTGTCTCATCAACAGAGAATCCTAACTTTTTCTGTAAGGTAGTAAAAAGTTCTATAGTTTTTTCGTATTGTTGATTAGTAGTTTTTTGGAATAAACTTAGTTTTAAAACTTCACTAGAATTTTTATTTAATCCAGCATCTAAAGCAGTTATTGCTAAGGTTAGTTTTTGTGAAATAGTTCCATCTAGCCCTTTTAGTGCTGTTCCTAAGTCTTTTCCATTTATATCAAAAGTTTTTCCTAATCCTGCGGTAGCTTTTTGAGCATCAGAAAAAGCGTCAAATGCGTTTTGTAAGGTGTCGGTTAGTTGATAAACTCCAGCTAACAGTAAAGAGTTTTGTGTTATGTTTTTTGAAATTTCTGACGCCAAACTAGCAGTATTAGTAGAGCCGTTGTTAATGTTAACAGAATTAGAGTTAACAGCATTAGTAGCAGAGCCTAATGCTTGTGATAGTTTTGAAAACATACTTTGTATATTCATATTACTCTAATCGTTCTGGTTGTTCTACTTTTTTAGATATTTTATAGAGGGGACCTATCACATAAGGTTTTCCTAAAATAAAAGTTTTATAGTCTTCATCTCGAAGTTGTCTATTTTTATATAGAGCGATTAACGAATCTGGGGTATAAGT